CATGAAGATCTTTTTTAATAAGTTTGTACGTGATAGGAAACCAGTAAGTAATCCTGATAGGTTTGCTCAGGAGTTTTGTGATTGGTGGAATGCTAGGTTGAAGAAGGAGATTGCTAGTAAGAAACAACCTAAGTCAATTTCTAAATACAAATTGCATAGGAAGGATGGTAGAGAAATTGTAAATAATAATATGAAAGAACTTGCTGCACTTGTCACAGTATATAAATCTATACAAGATGCTAAGCTTCCTTTCATTGATAAACTTGGAGCTACACAGACTAGGTTTGGTACTTTCTTTAAAAAAGAAGATGGTTATCAAGTCACAAAACCAGAAGGTTATGTTGCTATTCAGTATGGTAAGTATGCATATAAGATTGTTGATCGTTTAACGTTCAGTGCTGAGAATCTGAACAAATCTCCTAATATCTAAGATGGCTGAGGAATTAAAAAGAGTTGTATTCTGTTGGGGTAGGATGAATCCACCTACGATAGGCCATGAGAAGATGATTAAATTTACTATTGATAAAGCTGGACGTGATGACTGGTGGGTTATGTCCACGCATTCACATGGTGGTGAGAAAAATCCTATAAGTTATGAGGATAAGATTATGTACTTGAAGAAGATGTTTCCTAAACATGCTGACCATATCTATGAAGGACCAGCATCTCAAACTATTATTAAAGTAATGCAATTCCTTCAGCCAGATTATGATCATGTTGTAGGTGTTGTTGGTGCTGATCAATATCGTTGGCTTAGTAAGCTCTTACCAGACCGAAATGGTACAGATGATTATACCTTTGATAAGATAGAAGTGATGAATGCTGGTGGAAGGGATCCTGATGCTAAGGGAGCTGCGGGTGCATCATCTAGTAAGCAGAAAGGTTTTGTGAGGGCGAATAATGTTCCAGAATATTGTAGTTATCTTCCAAATACCTTAAGTATGAAAGAGAAGATCGACTTGTTTAAATTGACTAAGAAGGGTATGGGCTTATAAATAAACTTGATATGTACACATATATTAATGAAATCTTTCTCTGACTTTGCTAAAAAGACTCAGGTTGCGGAAGCAAAAATCACTCGTGACAAGTTCTATAAGAACGAAGTATATAAAAAAGGTGAGTGGGTTTTAACTGAGAACGGACAGGTAGGAAAGATCTTACGTCGTGGACCTAACTATGTACTATGTCTAACTGCTGAAGATACAACCTTCCGCACTTGGATCACTGACATACAAGAAGTTTTCGAGACTGGAACTGATGCATATCGAGAGTATGTTATGTCGCTTACTCCTGGACAGAAGGTACAGAAACCTGCTGGTACAGTTGCAGTTAAGCAAACAATCCCAACAGACCCTATTAAAGATAAGATGGATCACCACGAGCAAAAGTCTTTAGCACAGTATGCTGCTGAAGCAATAACAAAGAACGCTAAGTTTGAAGGACCAGTCGTACAGAACGATGTCCAGAAGGAATGGAGATATGATTACTCCGCTAAGATAGGTAATACAGACATCAAAGGTAAGGGAGCTGATGGTGTAGGTGGTGGTGATGCACCAGGTATGAAACTTGCTGAACCGAAAGGTGAAGAAGGGAAGCCTGATGTAAAGAAAGTAAAACATTCATGCGTTACCAAAGTGGAGCACCCAGAGTGGGGTTCTGGTAATTGTCTTAGTGAGATGCATACACTAGACGAGGATGGGAATGTATCTCACTATGATATTATGTTTGAGCATGGTATAGAGAAAGCAGTACCTGCTGAATCATTTGAAGTAGTTAAAGAAGTTGTGCATGAGCACGCAGCTGATCCAAGATCACAAAATCCTGATGAAGTAAACACAGAACTACCTGCAGGACCACACGGAACTGTATATGTAGAACCTGCAATTAAATCAGAAGGTAAGAAATCCTACATTAAGAAGGGTTCTGATACGAAGATTGGAAAGGAACAAAACAAGCGCAATGAAACAGTAGGAGAGAAGAGATCTTTCTCAACTTTCAGGAGCATCTCTGAAAAAAAGTAAAAGGCCCCGTTGAGATCATGCCTCAACTGGATGATCCTGATGGGCGCAAGCCATCTGAAGAGAAGATGAAGAAGGTTCCTAAAGAGAAATTAAAGGAAGCTTGCAATCATACGAGAAAGGGTGTAGACTGTCCAGTACACGGATTAAAGGAGTGTCCTAAAAGGGATACTGACCCATAATATATGAGAAAAATTTGGCAAGAGGATATGATATCACATCTATCCTCATTTCAGAATGTAAAAGTACATCATAAATGGATCATCCCAGAGATTTTAAAGTTTGTAGAAACAAACCAACCTATCTTAAAGGAATGGGTATTAGATAAGTGGGTTGAGGATAGGAACCTTGGCAGGGTGCAGCTTTGGGATGGCTCATGGACAGTCATCCCTATGCCACTTAATGCTGTAGGTGATACAGCAACAGAAGAAGACTTTGAACTCAGCGAGATGGTTTCATTCGTTGAGTTGTTTAATACTACGGTAGAAAAGGTACAAGAAGTATTACCTAAACTTACTCACAGTATGATGGAGTGTTGTCCTACATTCTATTTGTCATTACAACCTGAGGTAGAGTCTAAGATATTAAAGAGTTGTACTATAAGTAAGTTATCTCCAGGCACAAAGATCAATCCTCATAGTGGTGACATAGATTCATTGAGGTTGCATGTACCTATAGTTACTGATCCAGGTGCATGGTTAAGTGTACGTGGACGTAAGAGAACATGGGAGGTGGGAAAACCATTTGCTTTCCATGATCACGATAAGCATTGGGCACAGCATAATGGAACTCATGATAGAATAGTTGTTATATTAGACTACTCTCTATCACAATTAGAGAAAGAAGGTATCTATATAGAGAAGTGGCTAGAAGATGATGACTGATTTAGGACTTGATGCCTCACAGGAGACACGTATAACTGTGATGCAATTGAAGATTGAGAGATTAGAGGAGAAGCAGGATGAGTTGCGTGAAAGACTTAAGGTTGTAGAGAAGTGGGTTATAGGAGCGGCCGCAGTCTTAGCTGCTGGTACTACTGTAATAGGCTTCGCTACTAATATCTCCAAAGCCTACCTTTAATAAATAAAATATAGATAACTTATAGAATTGGAGCGTCCCAATGTCCCTTTACGGAAGTGACGATAGCAACGCCAACAAAACCAAAGCGGAAATTGGTGTCGCAAAATCGTCTAACACAAAAACTATTGTCTTCATAGATGATACAGAAGCACAACTCTCAGAGAACAAAGCAAGAGGACTAAGTGGTCCTGGCTGGTGGGCTGTTGATACTTATACTGATTGTCATGGTAAGACACGTTGGAAGACTGAGCATTTAGTAAACATCTGTGGACCTGAAGCAAACGCATCTGAGACACAAGCTGACGATACATTCGGTGCAGATATCACTTCTACAATCACTCCAGGAACAGTTGCTAGTGTAACTACATACGCTCCTGCTGGTGCGGTTGCTACATTCAGTGATAACGGTGGTGCTGATGGATCCAGAACTGCTGGAACATACACAGTAACCAACGCTGCTGGTTCATCATCTGGTACAGGTGCTGACTTCACAGTTGTTGTTGCTGCTAACGGTGACCCAACAATCACTCTTGTATCTGGTGGTACAGGATACGCTGATAGTGAGACAATAACAATCGCTGACGCATCACTTGGTGGTGGTGGCGGTGCTGCTGTTGTCGTTACTGTAACTGCTGCTGCTACAGCTGCTGCTACATTCACACTTTCTGGTGCATCTTCTACTGGTGCAGGTGCTTCACTCACCTATCAGTGGCAGAAACAGGAAGCAGGTGCTGGTGGCTGGACAAACATGGCTGGCAAGACCTCAGCAAATACTGGATCCCTTACAGGACTTACAGTTGCTGCTGACAATGGCGACAAGTACAGATGTAGAGTTAACAACTCCATCGGTGGTGTCGAAGCAATCAGTACTGCAGGTACTCTAACTGTTTTAGATAGAGCATAATGACGCATGAGATTTGATGAATTGAACGAGGATAATTATATCCTATTCGCTATTAAAAATTATGATAACCCTCAAGCGGCAACGAAGGAAGATTTCTTTGAGGATATGAGACGCTTTAAGTATATAAAGCGTCTCCTCAAGA